GGTTCTGATTTAACTTCAGGAAGTTCTTGTGTAGTAGAACCTTATCAAACAGTTGGACCTTCAGCACAATCATATGGATATGGTTTTGGTATTGGTAATTATGGTGGAACAATAACAGGTTCGCAAAGCACAGAATTAGATGGATCATTAAATGCTGATACTGCTGGTACAGGTGGATCAGGAACTTCAGTAACCGTAGACAGTACAACAGGTTTTGCTTCTTCAGGAACAATTGCTGTTGGCACAGTTCCAAGTGCAGAATTAATTACTTATGGTTCAACGAATGCTACAAATTTTTTAAGTATTACTAGAGGTGCAAAAGGTACAGCAACAGCAGGTACATCAAATGGTCAAGCACATTCTACTAACACAACAGTTCAAGATGCAACTTTATGGACAGGGTTTGGAGATGCTGTGTCTGCATCGACCGTGACTCTTGAACCAGGGCTTTGGTCTTTAAGTAACTTTGGTCAGGTATTAGTTGCAACTATTGCTAATGGTGAAACTTTTACTTGGGACTCTTCTATTGCAACTAATTTTTCAACAAGAGCATCTAAAACAACCACTAATTTTTCTACAGCTATCAGTGGTACTTTAGGTAATCCTACTGCATCAAGATTAACTTTGATATCACCAACAACAAGACACTTAATTCATTTTGGAACCGAAACAACTATTGGTGATCCAACTACTCAAGATGATATGTTTATTAGATTCTCAGATCAAGAATCAATTAATGATTATACACCTACAGCTATTAATTCAGCAGGTTCTCAAAGACTACAAGATGGCACTAAAATAATGGGTGCTTTAGTTGCTAAAGAAAATATATTGGTATGGACTGACAATGCTTTATACACCATGAAGTTTGTTGGAGCTCCATTTACTTTTGGATTTGATCAAGTAGGTACAAACTGTGGATTGATAGGACAGAACGCTGCTGTAGAAATAGATGGTATTGCTTATTGGATAAGCAATAATGGTTTCTTTGCTTTTGATGGTACGGTTAAAACATTATTATCTTCTGTTGAAGATTATGTTTACGATGACTTTGATACAACAAAAGGCCAACAAGTTTGTGCAGGTATTAATAACTTATTTTCTGAAGTTGTTTGGTGGTATCCAACATCAGGATCTGCTTACAACAATAGATATGTAGTTTATAATTACGGTGAATCGAATCCACAAAACGGTTTAATATGGTATACAGGAAGTGAACCAAGAACTACTTGGGTTGACTCTATTGTATATCCAAAACCTTTTGCAACTAAATTTAATGACTCAGCCACAGGTACTTTTCCTAGTATCGTAGGAGAAACAGGACTAGGTCAAACAACTTATTTTGAACACGAGGTTGGCACTGATCAGATTAATCCTGATGGCTCAACTACAGCTATTGCATCAAATATAAAATCTTATGACTTTGATTTAGATGTTCAAGGAAATGGTGAGTTCTTCTTAGCTATGAGAAGAATACTACCTAACTTTAAAGTTCTAACAGGAAATGCTACACTAACAGTGGGCATAAAGAATTTTCCTGCACAGACAGATACTGCTAGCACCTATAGTCCCTTTACATTAACGTCATCAACGACTAAAGTAGATACACGAGCACGTGGTCGTTTTGCTAACATTCAGATCTCTAATAGTTCTACAGCAGAAACATGGAGATTTGGTACAGTTAGAATAGACTTACAACCTGACGGGAGAAGATAATGGTAAAACCAGTAGTAGACTTTATGCAGAATTATGCACCTACGCCTAATAGGATATATGATTTATATCAATATTATTTAGGGGGTGGTAAAAGTGGTGTGCCAAATGTAAATCAACCACCTCCTGGACAAACAGGAATATTTAGTGGTGGACAAGGTGGAGGCGGTGGTTTTAATCCATATAATCCAAACATGAATCAAATAAGAACTGACTTTAAACCTAGCTATGATCTTAGAGCTTTTCAAGATTTTGGTGTAATAAATCCTAACCAACTTAGCACAGCACAAAGAAAAGAAATGGACATGTACCCTGAATACTATGGAGTAAATACAGGTGTGCCTAAAACAGGGATTCCGGCTGCTTTTAATAAAGTTTTAAATAATCCTCTAACTCAAGCTGTTGGTTTTGCACTGAATCCTTTATTTGGAGCTGTTAAAGGAATTGCAAAAGGAATAGGGTCTATGTTGCCTATAAATCAAAGAGCAATTATGGAAAATCAAGCAAGAGGTATGGGTGTTTTAACTGATGACATTGGCAGAATAGTAGCCGGTCCTAAAGGTTATAATACACCTGAAGGAATTATGGCTGGATATAATTTATCACAAATGACTGATAAAACTTTTGATAAAAGATCAGATAAAATATCAGAAACGTTAGGAGAAAAATACGGTATAAGTAAAAGTGATATACAGGGTATAATGGATGGAACAGTTACTGAAGAAGATATAGAAGATAAATATGGTGTAACAACTAATTTAATTGGTAATTTAAAAAATATAAATTTAGCAAAAATAAACTTTAACAAAGTAAAAACAAAAACTCAGAAAATAAAAGAACTTAAAGAAAAACAAAAACGACAAAGAGAAACTGCTAAAGTTCAAGCTAGAGTTAATAGAAATGAGGATAAAATTAATCAAGGTGCAGAAAAAGGAACTAAAACAGGAACTGTTAATCCACATTCTAACTATGGTAAATCAAAAGGATATACAGGCGGTACTCATAACCCGCATACCGATACCGGTTGGAGTGGTTCAAGTAAAAATGGTGGTGGTAAAAATGGCAAAGACGATGGAGGAGAAGGTGGATACGGTGGATTTTGTTTTGATCCAAATACTCTTGTGCAAATGGCTAATGGCAGTGAGAAGAAAATTAAAAATATTAAACTTGGCGATAATACTAAAGGTGGTGAAGTTACAGGTGTATTCCAATTTAAAGCGTCTGACGAGATTCACGATTACAAAGGCGTTACTGTTGCAGGTAGTCACTATGTTAAAGAAGATGGTAAATTTATTATGGTTCAAGATAGTCCTCTATCCGTTAAGATTGATAAGATACCGGTTGTGTATTCACTAGATACAACAGGTAGAAGAATATTTATTAAAGATATTGAATTTGCAGATTACAATGGTGATGGTGTAGCTAAAGGATTTTTAGCTAACGCTGGTATAAATGTACCTGAGTTTAATAAAGAAGTATTAAGACAAGTAGAACAGAGGTTAATATAATGACAAAGGTAATAGTAAGAATACCAGAACCAAAAGAACGATACGAAGTTGATAACCAACGACAGATTGCTAGAGCATTAAGAGCAATCGTTGAACAATTAAACTCAACATTTTTACAGGAACAAAAAGAAGAAACAGAAAGGTTTACTTTCTTTTCACAGTAATGGCTAATGTATATAAAAATATTCAAGCAACTATCAATGCTTCAGGAAGTGATGTCAGTATGTATACATCACCTGACGCTACAACAAGTATTGTTAAAACAATTAAATTATTCAATACACATGGGAGTGCGCTAGATGTTACTATTAAAGTATTTAATGCTAGTTCCTCAACTGACTTTGAATTCGATGTGTCTAATGTTACACCAAGCGATGGGGTTGATTTACTTACGTTTAATAACGTCCTTATCTTGGAAGCAGGAGATATATTAAAAATGCAAACAACACAGACTAATGTAATAAAGATGACAGCATCTGTACTACAGATTAGTCGATCATAGGAGAAATATGCCGTTCATAGAACAAGAAGCTAAAGAAGAAATTAAGGTAATAGAGGGTAAAAAAACAAAAGTTATTACCCCTGAAGTAGAGATTACTCTAACTAATATGGAGACAGGAAAAGAATATATGTCAGATGCTGAAGCAGATGCTGATGTAAATGACCCTAATACTGCTACACAAAGAGAGCATATAAGAAGAGATGTACATGTTAAGGTAGCCCAAATTAATATTGGCGCTGAATCGAAGGAGTTGTAAAACGATTAAAAATAGGATATTTTAGAAAACTATGGCAATTTCAAGAATGCAAGAACCCAGACAATTATACGGATTAGGTAGTTTAGTTAAAAAAATAACTAGACCAATTAAGAAAATAGTTAAAAGCCCTATTGGTAAGATAGGTCTAGCTGCCTTAGGTGCATATGGACTAGGTGGAGGGTTTGGTGCAGGTGGTTTTAAATTTGGAAATATTTTAAGTAAAGGTAAAGGACTAGCTTCTATGTTTAGCAAAGCTAAAAATGCTGTAACAGGTAGTAAACTTTTTTCAGGATTAACATCGGGTAAGGGTTTATTAGGTATAGGTGCAGCATCAGGTTTGTTAGGTGGTCTACTAGCAAAAGGTGCTGATGAAACAGAAGAGGAGTATCAAGACAGAATTGTAAGATTGCAACCATACTTAAAACAATACTACGGCAACGTAGGTGATACATTTGGCGATCAACAAATGGGTCCGAATGAATTAGAAGACTTTGTTACATCACAAAGCATCGAGTACCAGGGAGCAAAAGATGGTGGTATTATAGGGGCTGAAGTTAATGAGATGAAAGTTGGACCGAAAGGTGAAGAAGAAGTTATGGAAGAAGAGGTCGTTGAACAAGATGACATGAGCGAACCAATGACAGGAATTGAAAAAGTAGCAGATAGTCTAAGAGATATTGCTATGGTGTTATATAAAGTAAACCCAACTATTATGCCATATAAAATGGCTAAAGCTATGTATGATAGATTACCTGATATATCAAAGCAACACGTAGACGATACAGGTAGAAGAATGACAGAACCTGAAGAAGATGAGATTAGTGAAACAACGATAATGGTTGAAGGTAAAAAAGATGGTGGTATAATGAATTTAGGTGGTAAAGAAATGGATTTAAGAGGTGGTGGCTTTGTACCATTAGGTAAAAAAGAACGGGCTGACGACGTGCCTGCACGACTAAGTAAAAACGAATTCGTATTTACAGCTGATGCCGTAAGAGCTGCAGGTGGTGGAAGTGTAAAAAAAGGCGCACAAAAAATGTACGACACAATGAAAATGTTAGAAAAAAGGATTAGATAATGGCTGAAACTACTACACGACAGTTACCCGCACCGTTTATAGAGGCACTCGGTAAAACGTATGCAGATCAATTAACCAAACAAGTTGGTAAACCAGTCGATACTTCAAAATTTGCACCGCA